ATGACGAGTTCCCTGCATGCCCCTTATGATTCGCCGGCCCAGGACGGGCGGAACAGGGGGACCAACATGAGTGAAGAACAAGCCAAGAAGGCCGTGCTGACGATCCAGCACGAGAGGACCGTGAGTCATCGAACGGAATTTGCCAACGGTGTGGCTACCATGGGCCCGTTCGCCGACGGGATGTTTCGTCTCACGTTCTTTCGAGACGCAATCGCACCTTTGATTGAAGAGTTCGACGTCGTTGACGGCAGGCAGCAAGCAGCGCTGAGCGGTCGTGTTTCCAACGAAGCGAAGGCTAAGCTCATCCGCGAAGACGTTTTCACTCTCATCGTCAGCCCCGATGTGCTTGAGAAGATGGGCTCGGATATGGAAAGGGCGGGCATCGCCGCCGCGGCGGCTGCAGCCAGCAAGCAGCAGGCTTGACATGCCGGACATTGACCAGAACCCAGCGATTTCGCTGGATTATTACTCTACGTTCACGCCGCTTGCATCAATTGGCGTTACCGTAGCCGGTATTCGGAAGGTCACCGTTACCCATGCCATCGGCGGTCAGCCGACCGAGCTCACTTGCATAACAGGTACAGGTACTGACGGACCACCGAGGGTCGACATGGAAAAGCTCAACGAAATTGATGGAAGGCTGCGCACGGTGGAGAACGCGGTGACGCGCATCGAGACCAAGCTAGACCACATGCCTACTACCCTGCAGATGTGGGCTGCAGTTGCGGCCGTAGTGGTCCCTGTTGCCGGAGCACTCTGGTGGGTAGTCCAGACGTATCTCGGCCCAATTCTCGAGAAGGCCGCTTCGTAACGTATAGGCCCGCGCTTGCGGGCCTTTTAGCATCTGGATCCTCAAAGGGCTCCGAAGTCGCTCCTTCCTACACGCCCCGGCCACGGGCCGGCGGGCTACCCTCCGGCCATGTGCGGCCGATTCGTCCAGCTCCCCGTTGTCGACTTTGGCCAGCCGGGCCTGGCTGACCTTGCCCCCGGCCTGGCCGAGATCCAGCCCAGCTTCAACCTCGCGCCCACGCAGCGGGCGTCGGTGATCCTGGACCGCGGCGAAGGCCGGCAGGTCACCCGGCTGGCCTGGGGCCTGCTGCCGTTCTGGGCGAAGGTCAAGGGCCTGCAGGGCTCGACCATCAACGCCCGCATCGAAACAGTGGCTACGAAACCGGCCTTCCGATCGGCGTTCAAGAAGCGCCGGTGCGTGATCCCCATGGCCGGGTACTACGAGTGGTCGGTGAGCGCCGAGGACGGCAAGAAGGACCCGTGGTTCATCCACGCCACTGGGCCGCTCCTGGCGGCCGGCCTGTGGGAGGACACCAGCCCTCTCCTGCCCGACGGCAACCTCGGCACCTTCACCATCATCACCGGCGACAGCAGCGGCGTATCGGCCGACATCCACGACCGCATGCCGGTATGGCTGCAGGCCGGCCAGATCGATGAGTGGATCGCCGCCAGCCCGGACGATGCCATGGCCATGCTGCTGGCCAGCGAGACGCCGGCCATGGAGGCCTACCGCGTCAGCCGCGCGGTGAACACGCCGCGGAACAACCGCGAGGATCTGCTGCAGCCAGCTGCCTAGCGATGGGATCAGCCCGGGATGGGCTCGGATGCCCCCGGCATGCCGTCCGCAGCGCCATCGGCGTTTGCAGGTGGCTGCGGCCAAGGGATATCAGGGAAGCCGATCACTGATGGCAGGTCCCGCAGTAGCTGGCGATACACACCCCACTCCATCTTCTTTGCAGGGGTCAGGGGCGCGTCTGCCATCTGCGTCCAGTCGGTTGCGCGGAGCAGGGACGCCATCTCCGATCTCTTCTGCTCAACATGAGCTGCAGACAGAACGGATAAAGGTACATGGCTTACCAGGCGCTCGCCGTTCTGAGGAACTGTGGTGGCTTTCACTGCTCGGTATCCAAAATCGGTAACTGCATAAAGCTCATCGCTCATAGGAATAGCCCGCTACACGGATGAAAACCTGGCCGCCAGATGGAGCGGCGTTATACATGTAATTGAAGGACTGCGATGAATCCAACGGGAAGCTAGCGAAGAATGAACTTCCTGGGGTGATCAAGCTGAGCCAAAAGTTATTGTCGAGTGGATTAACCGCCGTGCTGTTGGACAAGTACACGAACTGACCGGTTGCATTATTATTTGCAAGGAATTTGGCGGCGCGCGATGTCATTGGAACCGTAGCAGCGCAACTTACAGACGTAGCAGTTGTTGCGGACCCCGCAGACACAACCAGATATGGCGGAGAATTGATACTCTCCAAATATGTGATTGAGTTTCCAGATGATTGATCGTGATCAAATTTTGATATTACGGAAGATGCATTGGTCTTGAAGCTCCCAATGTACCGCCGCGACGTGTCTCCGGTCTTCGTGCGGGCGGTGCCGCTGTATGGCGTGTCGGGCAAGGTCGTTGCCGTCTCAACATCGGCTACCCCGGAGTTGCTATAGAGGAAGTTGTGATACCAGGTGTTCGCCGACAGCGTCAGCGTTTTGGTAAGCGCAGATGGCAACGCCAACACGCGCCCAAGCGAAGGGATGTAGGCGGATCCACTGGTAAACCGCATCTGGCCGGGGGCCACATATTCCATCTTCAGTCCGTCGATGTACCCAGCCGGGATCGGCTGACCGCTCATCGGCGTGACAAGGCCCCCATCGTCCTTGTAGGACGGGATGCCGGTGTCGCTGACGAACAGCGTCACCTTGTTGGTGGCCGGAGTGGGGACCAGCGACGCCAGCCGCTTGAACATGGTCAGCATTACGAAACCTCCACCAGCGCGCCGTCCAGAACAATGCTGGACCCGTCGCCGAGGTTGATGGAAAGAGTGAAGAGGGCTTGCTGATCGACTGGCACGTAGAAGGATTGGCCGTCAGGGATGTTGTACGGGACGAAGCCGCCGCCACCGGCAGCCGAAACGATTGGCCGGCGCGGATCGGTGTTGTCCACCGTCACGTTTGCACCAGGGCGGACCTCCTGCAAGGCGGTGTCAGCCTTACCGAGCGAGGCCAGTACCTCAGCGGCAAGCGACAGCGTAGGCAGGCCAGCTGCTGCCGTTCCGTTGGCCACATTGATCTGGGTGACGGTGCCGGTGATCGTGG